GTAAGAAGGGGAGGACGTATAAAAACAGGAGTATCTACAACACAGATTATTGTTGACGATCAAAATAATACAGATTTAGCAACATCAGGTTCAGCAACTTTAAGTGTAATTTTATCTGACGGCTCTTTAGAAACTAAGACAATAAGTTCTGTCTCAGGAGCAACCATAACTGTTGATTCTGCATTTAGTTCAGTGCCACAAGCAAACAGCGTTTGGGTGATAGAAAATACATCTGTTGAACTTCAGACTTTTAGAGTTGTATCTGTAACAGAACAAGAATTATTAAATTATCAAATAGTTGCTGTTGTTCATGATCCAAATAAATATGCTTTTGTAGAAGATGGCACAGCATTGCCAACAAGAACAATAACAACACTTACTGCATTAAAACCAGCACCAAGCAGTTTGCAGGGAACAGAACAAATCGTGGTCTTAAATAATAGGGCTGTGAGTAAATTATTTATTCAATGGCAACCTGTAAGCGGTGTTACAGAATATATGGTTCAATATAGATTCCAGAATGAAAACTTTATATCAGAGCGTATTGCAAGATCAGATTTTACAATTTTTGAAACTTTAAACGGAACTTATGAAGTAAGAGTTTTTAGTTACAACGCATTAGGAAAACCAAGCACAAATCCAGCAACCACAACTTTCACCACTGTAGGAAAAACGGCTTTGCCTGATGATGTGCAAAATGTACAGATTGAACCTCTATCAGATCAGTTTGTAAGATTACGTTTTGATAAATCGACTTCGGTTGATGTAGTGCATGGGGGCAACGTAGTTATACGTTCATCTAACTTGACAACAGGAGCAACTTTTACAAATGCTATTGATGTAATTCCAGAACTTTCTGGAAATATTAGCGAATCAATTGTGCCTAATATTGTAAATGGTACTTATCTCCTTGCTTTTAGGGATGATGGCGGCCGACTTAGTGCAAATGCCGCATCAATAAAAAATATAAATACAAAACCTGATGTATTTCCAAAACTTACGATTTTAGAAGATAGGGAAGATTTAGACAGCCCACCTTTTCAAGGTGTTAGAGACGATTGTTTCTTTTCTGATGAAGTTAATGGTCTTGTTTTAGGATCAACAACATTAATTGATGATGTTACAGATTTTGATGCGATAGCAGATTTTGATTTTCTTGGTAATGTTGACTTTTTAACAGGTGGTCAATACTTCTTCGCAAATACTCTTGACCTTGGAGGTAAACAACCTTTAAAACTAAGAAGACATTTTGTGACTCAGGGTTTCTTACCTAATGATTTGATTGATAAAAGAACTGC